CTTCAATGATGTGTTAAAGGGGTCTAAGCGTGTTTGTTTAAACTCTGCTACTGTTTCTATGTCCCAGCCGCTTAATATGTCTATAACGTCTTGTATTTCTTTTATGGTGTTTTTTGTTTCAGCTTTTTTTATCTCTTTTTTTATTTTGTCTTGTTCTGAATTAAAGAAGGGGCTTGAGAAAGTTAAGTCTAGCTCTTTTATTATTTCGTCGTGTTTCTTTTTGTCCTCTGTGCTTATTACGTTTATGCTGTTAACGTGGTGTAGTATATTGCAATGACTTTTTTTAATTGTCTCTCCTACTTCTCTAAAGGTGCTTCCAGATTCATAAGCCAGTTTACAAAATACTTTCTTTGCGTATGTGTAGTTTCTTTGTCTTGTGTCTAAGGTAATGTCTAAATTGAATTTATTATTTACCGCTTGTTTTATTATATCTAAGTTCATTATATTTTGTTGTCTATTGTTTCTATTAAGTGTCTTAGTTGGCTTCGTTCCCATTCCCCAAGCTTAACTCCGTTTATTAAAAATTTATAGTAGTCTTTTCTTTCTGTTGGTTTTAGTTCTATATTTATATACATAAGTTTTATTTTAGTTTTGTACTCCTCTAACTTTTTCTTGGTGTTCTAATTCTATTTGCTCCTCGTCTCTTTGTTGTTTATCTATTATAGTTTTTAAAGCGTCTACTTTTATATAGAGCTGTGTTACTATATTTTCTAGTCTCAGTATTCTTTGTATTTGTGTGTGTTTCTTTTTATTCATTCTATTTATTTTTTTCTATCCATTGCTCTTGCTGCTCTCTTAAGTATTCTATCTCACGTCTTAAGTAGTCGGCTGCTTTCTCTAAGTCTTTTAACTCGTCGTCTTTCTTACCACTTCTACAAATGTACTTAATAATATTACCTCTGTTAAAGTTTAGCTCATAATCTTTTATAAAGTCTATAACGTCATAGCCTTTACCGTTCTCGTAATGTAAATAAGTTGCTCTCATATTATTTATTTATTATATAGTGTAATGTTCCTTTGCTAGATATATTAAATTCTTCCATAGTTTTACTATATGATTTTTCTTTATTATAGAATAATATAATATCATTGTGGTTATGTACTTGGGCAAATGATGAAGCGTGTGTAGCGTGTGCTATTCTGTCCTCTTGTTTTCTATCCATCATATTATCTGACTGAGTCCCTATTGCTATATTGTCTATTGAGTTGTCTAAGCTATCTCCGTTTAAATGTCTACATACAATACCAGATTGATATATTTTGTTACCATATTTTTGATAGGCTTGTAACCTATGTGAAAGGCAGTTTATAAATTTTCCGTTTTCTCTTATTTTTATTCTGTAATACCCTCCAGAATGTGAACCAACTGGCTTACCTTTTAATCCTATTAATTCTCCATTTTCATTTACTCTATAACCTAAGTTATATGCCTTTACTTCGTTTCTGTTAAAATTGCTCATTTTGTTTTATCTTTTGCTTCCGTTAATTTTTCTTTTTTTTGGTGGTGGATTTCCCCTTGTTGGTGCTATCTTAGACCTTATATTTGTTCTGCTATAATAGTTTATCTGTTTTTCTTCATCACAAGGAATAAATTTAACCTTATCATTTTGACTACTTAGTTCTGTTATATTAACCCACTTACCTTTTATCTTTCTCCAAATATCTTTTTTATCCTTCATTCTGTTCTTAATTTTAATAAGTGATAGCACTCAGTATACTTCTGACGTGCTTTACCTTTATACTTTTCTTGGAATAGTTCCAGCATCTTTCTTGTATATTGGTATTTAGTATTACAGTCTGCAAGATATTTCTCTGCATACTTTTTCCCTTTGCCTTTAAAGTAATTTACATTATCAGCTGTATCACCGATTATCATTTGCTCATAGAAGTTATATAAAGCCTCGTCTACGCTTATATCTAAAACCTCCTTATGTTTGTAGTGGTAATTATAAATAAGGGCTGGAAACTGCTTATAGTCCTTGTCTATGCTTACTATCATTACATTATCTCTACCTACTTCGTTTGACAATGCTTTCCAATATCTAGCTACCATATCGTCAGTCTCTATACCATAACCCCAAACACTATCGTATTCATCTTTTACGAATTGGTGCATATCATCTAATAAAGGTGGCAGCTCTTGCTTCTTTCTATTAGCTTTATATACTGGTGTTATTAGCTTTCTAAAGTTTCCCTTTGAACCGCTAAACGTTATTACTCTTTCAATAGGGTACATATCCTCTAGCTTGTTTACAATGCTCATAAATTGCTCGTCAAACTTAGCTTGGGCATCTTCTATATCTCGATAGTATTTATCATCTTCTGGCTTATCTCGTTTCTTATAACAAGAAGCAAATATTAAACTGTCAGCATCTACTAGTAGTATCATTCTATATCTAGGTTATAACACACGTTAGAACAGTATGTGTCTCCGTTTGTTTGTGTTCCACAACATCTACATTCTGTCTCGAAATCTGGTGCATCTATATACTCATCCCATTCATTCATATCTCGTATTGTTTTAATTTGTTTTGTAATACTTCTATTTGTTTATTAAGCTCTAAGATAGTTTGGTTCTTGCTATCTCTTACAGCACTTACTCTTTTTTCAAGTACTTTGTTTTCTATATTAAGCTGGTTAACATATTGACCTATCTCGCTAACGCCTTGTATAAAGTGTTTAAGGTCTTTGTTTTTTGGCTTTGCATTAGACCACTTCAAAACCCTATCAGAAATAAAGTTAAACCAAAGCAAATAAGACTGTCTTTGTAGTAGTGTCATTATATTGCAAGACCTATTATAAACCCTATAGCAATTAAACATACTGCTAAAGAAATTACTACAACGAAATCTAATCTTTCTTCAGCTTCTGCTTCTAACTTCTCTAACTCTTTCTTAGTGTAAACTTCAATACGTTTACCTTTAACGTCAATGTGTAATCCTGTTTTTGTCTTTTTCATTTTATTGAATATTAATTAGTATAGTATTTATGTAATCTTTTCTTTCTAATAATCTTTTTAATACGTCTTCTGGTACGTTATCTGGAAATCGTAACGTTCTGTTAATTCTTTTTAACTCTAAATTTAAGTCTGTTAGTTGTGTTCGCATTTTGTTTTTGTTTTAATTAATATACCGCAATATAAACTAATTATACTTATAAACAAATTATAAACAAAGTATTTTATTCTTTTATCTTAAAATAGCTATCCCATATACCTAACTCAGTGTCTTCTTCATTAATGTTTATTATTGCTGCGTCGCTTTCTTTAAGCAAATAACAAGGCTTAGATACTTTCTTACTATTCCAAAGGGTAGTACTTGGGCAGTACATATTTTTAATCTCTAAGTCTTTTAGATTATTAAGCCAAAACATATAATTACCTTTAGGGTCATTAACAAAATACAGAGCAACCTTACCTGTGTTTATTAATCTATCAAACTTATCTTTTTCTATTATCTTAGTCTCATAGTATTTATTTCTAAATTTCATCTCTATAATACAGTCTTGTTCTTTGGGTGTTTTACCCTCAGCATCCCAGCTTTCACTTCCTTCTCCTGTATGGTTTAACGTCCAGCCATCTAAATTCAATAGGGTTACTACTGACTGTTCAAACTTGTGTATGTCTTTAATCTTTGTCATATATCTTGTCTATTTCGTTAATCCATTGTATTAAGCGTCTTGGGTTACAGCTACAGGGTTCTGTGTACTTATGTTTATAGTAGACCGAATGCAAGAGGCACAATAGCTTATATTGTTCTTTTGATAGCTTACCTTTAACATCAGCTTTAAACTGCTTCCATTGTTCTCTGTGTTCTATTTCCATAAGTCTAAGTCTATGTCGTTCCACTCTTCTCTTCTTTTGTCGCAATCACAGTTAGGGTTAATCTTTTTCCAAAGCCACCTAATACCAGTGTAGTGTGTAATGTAATATACTAAATCTCCTAATCTCATAATTGTTTGTATTTATATAAAATTTCTTTTTTAATTAAATATGCTTTTTTGCTTTTTGTATCTCCTTTGCCTATAAACTCTACATATTTTAAATTGTTATCTTTTATGCAGTCTTTTAACCTTTGAGTTAAAAACCAATTATAAACATACCCATCATATATAACCCAGTATTTAGCCTTAGTTGTACTTAAAGCAGAAGGCTTAGAATTAAATTCTATCTCAATAACAATATTATTAGTGTACTTGCTTTTTTCATCAGACTTAACTTCTACACCAAAATTCATCTCTGGAACATAAATATCATACTCTTTACAATAACCCTCTTTAATATATGCTTTACTGTATTTAGACTTAATAATATCTAAAATAATATTTTCGTGGTACTTACCTCTTTGTAAATCTCTTTTAAAAGTCTGCATTATATTTGCTCTTTTATATTTTTTAATGCTGTTCTATAAGTGTTGTATAAGCTGTAGTAAGATATCTTAGTGTCCCTGCTTAGTGATGCTACGCTTTTACCAGAAGCTACCAAACTAAAGACCTTTGAGTCATACCAGTACATTTCTTTCAGTATATCGTCTACTATGTCTTTACTCTTCGCGTATTCTATCTCGTCTATACCTAAATCTTCAGCTTGTTTTATTTCTTCTATATCCTCTATGTATGTTTTTAAAAATCTCGCTTGTTTTTTATGAGTGTTTAAATAAATTCCCCTAAGAACCTTATAACAATAGTAGGTGTTTATATCATCATTATACCAAAGGTCTAAACCTTTTTTTACATCTAAATGAATTTGTATAAATAACTCTTGTACTATGTCTTCAGCATAACTTGAGTTACAACCAAAGCTCTTTACTATATTAATAAAGGATTGTTTTTTCTCGTATGCAAGTTCTACTAGGGTTTTCATAATGTGGATTTAGTTAAAGTTCTGGGTACATAATGCTGTAAAGGGTCAAAAACATAATCAGTAATCACAAAAGGTAATCCAAACTCATTTATACTAAAGCTAAACGTTTCAAATGAATAACCCCTGCTTCTCTTACAGCTTACTGTAACCCATTCTTTATTAGTTGTATTTAATTCTAATTGTATTTGTGTTTCTGTCTTTTTCTCTAAGAAGCTGCCTAAGTGTCCTGTAGGCTTGTCGCTTCCAAAATTGCTGTGTATAACTGTAATAATATGACAGTCGTATTTAGCACTTAATTGCATTATCTTTTGAACGCATAGGTTACTTTCTTCTAAGTTATTTACATCGCTCACAAGGTCTGCTACTCCGTCTATAACTACTAAACCATTCTTACCTTTGTTTTGTTCTAAACAGTACTCTATAAATTGTAATCTTTCTTTATATCCTACAGTCCTTAAAGCGAATGTTTTATAACACCCTACATCTTTTGTAATGCTCATATCCTGCACTCTCTTAAACACTCTCTGAGCGTGCCAATGTCCCTGTTCTGTATCGAAGTGCATTAAACACCTGCCTTCTCTGTGTCCTTTTATCCTGCCCCCAAAGTTATTACCACCACTTAAATACACTGAAGCCAATAGACTTACAAAAAAAGTTTTCTTGCTTTTTGGTGGGGCTTGTATAAAAGAGAAGTTACCATACGTTCCAATAGGTATTGGAAACTTAATCTCTCCCCCTTTAGATTGTATTGTACTTTCTCCTAAGCTTAAAGCTGTCGGTGGGTAATCCATAATTTCAGAAGTGTCAATAGTACACTCTTCAGCTATGAGTTCCATTAACATATTTTCTGTTGTTTTGTCTTCTGTCATTTGTTTTTGTTTTAAAGGTAATAAAAAAGGGTCAATTAAGACCCCTTTAATTTAAAATGGTAAATCGCTTACCTCAGCTTCTTGCGTAACAGCTTCAGCTTGTTCTTCTTTCTCAGCGTTTAAAATTACTGAGTTATTCCAAACTACTTTCCCATTACCTAAGTAAGCCTTTTTCTTTTTAGCCTCACGTTCTTCTTGTGTTTGGCTAACATAGATACCAGTATTATTACCGAACCTTGTTTCATCGTTTACGCTCATAGTTAGGTTTACATAAACCTTCCCATTTTTACCAGCGATAAATTTCTCTTTTGGCAATGCTGCCACGTCAATACTAAAATTAATTAATGCACTCATAATTTACTTGTTTTTAATTGTTATTAATTGTTATTATTACTTTCTTTTAAATGACTCTGATTCGTCTTCTCCAAAAACCCCAAGCTCGTAAAACCCTGTAAGCTTTAAAACCGCTCGGCTCATAGCTCGCTTCTCTGCCATCTCTGCTATGTAGAATGAGTTAGTAGTTGAGTCCTTATAAGTATCACCTTTTAAGGCACTCCCAAACGTTTCTATGTTTGCAGCTCCTTTACTTGCAATGGCTTTAAATACTGCATAGTTTGGTTCGCATCTTATTACCTCGTAATTAATTTGAATCTTTGCCTTAGCTTGAATTTTGTCTATTCCTTGACGTGTAATAATCGTGTAGTGTTGGTGTTTAAAGAAATCTTCTTTACTTAGTTCGTAAGTATTATACATTTCTAATAGCTTGTCTTTGTTCATTGTTTTTTGTTTAAGTTGTTTATATTAAATTCGTCTTCAATCCACTTGTTTTGTTTTTCTAAATATTCAACTCTTTTTTGTAATGCTTCAATTCTAGCATTTAAAAAGTCTATTGTATCGGTTGAGGCTGCTCTGTTTACGTCTTCTGAGTATGTCATATTATATCTCGTTAAATAGTTCGTAAGGGCTGTTGTAATTACTTAGTAAGGTATGTAAACTCATTACAACTCCATAAGTTAAACTACTTACTTTGGTTTTTGTTTCCAGCTCATTCCATACTTCATCTACTACTAAAGGAAAATGAAAGTTTTGTTTTTCAAGCTTTGCCTTGTGTTCTGGTTTTAATCTTTCTGTTAAATACATTGTCTTTGTTTTCGTTAATAATAATACAAATATATACAAAAATATTTAATAAACAAATTATAAACAAAAAAAAACCCTCCATAAATGAAAGGTCTTTTTAAAACAAATTGAAAACAAAAACAAAAAATCTATTTACTCAAAGATAAGTCTTATACTAATAAATAGAACTATATAGGCTTAATAGTTATTAACACTAAAAGTTTTGTTGTCTTTTTAATTCTTTTAATTTAGTGTCATAGTTTTTAAATACTTCTAACCACTCATCATCTGAAAGCTTATATATTTCTCTTGACTTAATTAATAGTTCTTCAGAAAGCTGGTCTCCTAAAGCTAAGGAATACTCATATTGACGACCATATTCAAACCTATTACACTTTCGGCACTGGCTATAAACGTTTCTATCGTCATAGCGAGTAGATAATTTACCCCTTGATATAAAGTGTCCTGCATCGCTTTCTGTGTAGTGTATGGGCTTGTTACAGCTTATGCAATTACAATAACCTGTATTGTTATCTGCGTCTCTACGTCTTATATATTCGTGAAATACTTTATCTATTTTAGTTTTCCAATATTTTAATGTTTTCTTTTTAGCCATTTTGAATAGTT